TCTATTGATACCGCTAGTTTCACTTTCTTTTTGTCATCATCAATTTTTCTTCTTCCCATATTAATAAATATCTGTAAATATATTAAAAGTATAATTATTTATATAGTTTTTTTTTATTTATCTTCCTCAAATTCTTCTTTCAAATCAAAATCACCATCAACACCAATAATATCTTTCCAATATTCAGCATACTCTTTTTTGTATTTTTCAATATTAGATTTTTCTTCAGTAGAATCTTTACCCGCTAAAAATCCGTGTGGTGTAACAATTATTTTACCATCATCATAACCTAACCCTGATATGTGATTTTTTAACACAGACACCTTACTTCGTATTGCAAATTTAATTGAGCGTTTATCTTTTGTCGCAGTAATTTTAGAAGTTCCAGCGTCTTTTTGATTACCAAATAAGAAAACTAAAGACGAGTTAAGCCAAACCGCATTACCTCCTTTAGACATAATTTTAGGCTGACTAAAAGGGTTATCAGGCAAACTCACCCATGGTTGGTTCACAATTACTAAAGTATTTTCATATTTCGAATCTGCTCTACGAGAACCTGATATTCTTTGGTTGATTCCCATACCAATTTTATCTGATAGAACACCTGCCGTATGTTGCTTGCCCCCCTTTCCGTCATAAGTCATTTTACACGGAATTGAACCTACCGAATCCCACATTATACACAAATCATAATCCAACTCACCTTTATCTTGAGCATCTAATAATTCATTTATATAATCCGTAATCTGTTCAATATACTCAAAATTATTATTTATGATGAAGAACCCATCCCAATCAAGTTCACCAGTTTCTTCATCAACAACTTCTTCACATTGAAATCCCATAAGTTTTGCGTGTTCAAAAGACCACTTCTGTTCTGTAATGATGAATACAGGAAGAATACCTTTCTTTTGGGCATCAACCGCAGTTTTAACTAACGCAGTTGTTTTACCTGTATCTGAGTGACCCAATAACATATTTAAGTGTCCAATCGCAGGACCCGGTAATCCAACCGCATCCAAGAAATCAGGGCCTAAATCAAAAAATCTTTGGGGTTTATATTTTGCTGATGTTGAGAACTTTTTCTTCAACGAGCTGAAATCATTTTTCTTTATTGCCATATATCTGTTTTTTATTTAATTAAAAAAACATTCTCAAAGACAAAATGTCCTTGAGAATGTCCTTGATAAGTTATTAGAATGGCAAATCGCCATCAGGTAAGTCATTCATTTGTGGGTCTTCAACTTTAGTCGAAGGTTTTGAGCTTCCTCCACCCATTTTGGTTGTAGATTCTGTATCGTCTCCGTATACATATCCACCTTTATCACTATCCCATTTTGGTGTTTCTCCACGAGCGATAGCTTCAAGATATTCAACCGGTTTTTTAGAATAAACATCCAGCCAAGTTAATTCATCATTAATCCATGAACCCGCTTGAGTTTTATCTTCGTGAACTGCGGTTGGGTCGTCATACATAATTGTAGATACACTTGTATATTCTTTACCTGCCGGTGTTTTAGACTTTGTTAACTCAATGATAAGGTCACGACCTTTTTCAGGGTCTGTGATGTCTCCTTTGTTTCTCCAAATAGGAATAATCTTATCTAAGATACCATCATTTTTATAGTTATGTTTAAATCTCCAAAATTTTGGACCATCTTCTTCTCGGTCTCTGTCAATAACTTTAACGATATAGAATTTACGAGACTTATATTGTTTCGCCAATTCTTTATCAGATTCTTTACCTGTTGACATCAATTCTTCATAAACCTCATTTAAAGGAGAACGCTCATTGTCATTCTTTCCTGGGTCATAGAATTTTTGCCATTGTCCACCTACTTGGATTTCGTGATACCAAGCTTCTTTAAATGGTGAAGAACCATCTGGTGTAGGTAGGATACGTACTCTACGTTGTCCTGATTTCTCTTTGTCTCCTAAGATTAAAGCGAAATACTTTTTCATTCTTTCGTCTTGCGACATTTTGCTTTGGGCCCCGCCCCCTTGTTGTGCTTTTTCGTACTGTGCCAATACGGCGTCTAATGAACTCATCATGTTTTTTATTTTTTAAATTGTTAAGTTGTCTTACAAAGATAGTCTAATTTTCTGGTTTTGTCAAATAAAAAAGCCACCTTTTGGGTGGCTTTAAGTTGTATGTTATTTAATATTATTTATATTGAAATTCATCTTTAAACCCGTTTCCTTGGAAAGAACTTTTGATGTCATTAACGTTAATGTCAGTTACATCTTCAGGAGTTAAAACATAATCATTTTTTCCCGTTTTTTCCATCTCTTCTGATTTATCATCAAAAAATTGTGAAAGTTTTTGATTAAATGGATATGAATCATAACTCCTTAATTCTAATTTTTCTTGAGGTGTCTTTTCTCTATACTTCTCAATTTTATTTTCAAGAGCGTTAAGTTTATTCATAATTGCATCCATCTCACCTAATCTTGATTCTAATTTATTTAACTGGCCAAATAAGTTTTCAAAATAGTCATCTTGTTTAGTTTGAATATCTTTTTGAGCCGTAACCAATTCTGTAATGTCTAATTCTTCTGAATCAGATGAATCATCTTTCTTTTCGTCAGATTTACCTTCGTCATCAATTTTTTCAACATCAGGGTCATTCTCAACATCAATTGGTTCTGAACCAGTTGGTGTTGCTGGAGGTGGTGGAGTTGCCGCTGCGTCTGCTGGCGGTGGTGGAGGAGTTGCACCCGCTTCAGGTGCCAATGCTCCTAAATCCGCAGGTACTTCCGCATCTTGTTCCATTATATAGTTATTGATACTTTTGTATCTTTGAATTTCACTTAATATTTTTTTATCTAAACTCATAATATTAACCGTTTAATAATTGTTTTATACCGTTAGCGGTTTCAACTCTAACTTTTCTGTTGGCAGTTGTTTGGTATCCAGCTCTTTCAATAAGACCGTCTCTCTCTCTTACAGTATAACAATTTCCTGTATCTAAGTCGCAAACTTGTTTAGTTCCGTCACCGTTATCTTCTTGGGAAAATCTTGTTGATTTACCAAGATAGTTATCTAATGCTGTTTTAATATCCATAATAATGTTTCTATATAAATATACGATTAAGTTATAAAGTGAACGGAGGACCAGTTACTGTTTGTACTAATACCTGACCACCAATTGGTGCTGTAAAACCATAAGGGTAATATTCTTTTGTTAATCTAAACACCCCTTTTCCTGATAAAGTACATACATTAGTATAATTTGTATCTATACCACCAAGACAACTATATGCAGAAGTTTCACCGTTAGAATCAATATATTGGGTATTACCATAATATTGTTCTTGGAAGTCTGGAGCGTTAAATATAAAAGTAATATAACCACTATTATCAGGTTTCTTTATGTTAAAATATTGCCATCCATTACCTTGTAATGATGGACTTTCACCCACTAATGTTATTGAAAGTGGTTGTTCAGGGAATGTTGGTGTTGTTGAAGGTGTTGGTATAAAAGTGAAATTAAATGTTTGTGGTACGTTTTGAGGATTTTTAACTTTATCTGTAGGAACTGCAATAACAGTAAATTTAATTTTAACCGTTTGGCTAGAAGTAACAGGTGTTGTTTTAAATTCATCAATTGGGTTAGTTATTAACATACTTTGAACATTTGTATATGTTATAGTAAACGTATTACTTGACACATAACTTGATGTTTTTGTTTTTACACTTCTGTTTAATGTTTCAGTTTTAACATTATTAACAACATTATTATCATAAACAGATATTTCCATCTCAACTTCTTGTTGTAATGTCCAAGTATTAAGAGTCGCAGCTTGTGGATTAACCGAAACTGTCAATTGTTGTGTAACCCCACCAGGAGTTGTTTGTGTTACTCCATCTAAAGTAACTGGTCCAGTTTGTTGTGGTTGAGTATTAGTATTAGTTGAATTACTTGGAGTTGGAGTTACTTGAGCTGGATTATAAGTGAAATTACCTAAACTTGTACCGTTACCATGTACACCTCTCAATATTATTGGAGTACTTTGAGCAACAACAATATTACTACGTGGGACAACAACGGCAATTCTAGTTTTACTGAAAATTGTAATACCTGTAGTTGTTAATACATTATTAATAGTTGCACCTGTAACCTCATCTAAATTATTTCCAACAATAGTTAAAATAGTACCACTCACACCTGTTAATGGTGAGAAAGATGTTATGGTTGGTGGAGGGCATGATGGAACAACATTTGTAGTTGTATTTAAATTATTTGGTTGTGTTGTAACACCAGCATATGTATCCGCAATTTTTTTCTTTTGTTTTGCATCATCCGCCCTTGCTTGTGCCGTTGATTCAACATTTAATCCCGCAGGTCCTGCAGATTTAAACGCCGCGTTAAAAGTCGCATCTAATTTTTTAAACTCACTTAAATGACTATCATAATATGATTCCGTAATATCTGATACAGGCCAATAACATACATAATATTTAGTAATACCAATTGAGTTTGCACCAAAGACTCTATCAACATTTTTACGTAATTTAGAAATCATAAAATCAAAAAATCTGTCAATATTATCAAAATTAGCAATCGGTTGTGGTGTCTTATCTGTTAAACCTGGTATGTTAACACATGAATATTTTTTAGAACTAAAAAATCCACTATTAGTATTATAGTTATTCGTTAATGGTACATTCGCAAAATTGTTATTATAACCAACAAAAGTATTTTGGTTAAATGTGTTAGCATAACATATTGCATAAATAAGAACCTGTAAATTAGGATTGCTTGGAATTTTATTTTTAAGTGCGGTAACAAATTCGTCTTGAGTTATTTTAGTTGCAGTTGCTGTTTGAGCGTCACCCCAAAATTGATACTCACTTGCCAATTTATTACTACATGAATTTTGTGCCGCTGCAGTACTATCACCAGCTTGAGTAATGAATTTGGATTTATCAATATTTGTTATTGCCTTTCCTGCCACACCATCTTTTGAATTCTTAACAAGACCCTCAATTTTAGTTAATAGATTTTGATTAATACTTTGTAAGTAATTGTCAACCGTAGGTAAATCATATATACCTTGTCTAGTACCATTAAATGTTGTTATAAAATTACCAGGGGTAATATTATGGTTAACTTCTGTTATAAAATATGGACCGTTAAACATTGGGACATGTCTAAGATTAAAATACATTGTTGGTTGCAATAATGCGTTACCCAAAGACTGAACTTGGCATTGATAACTTCTTTGTTTGTATAAATTATATAAACTAACGTTTTGAGTTGCAACATTTCTACCCGAAGCTTGGTCAACCATGTTTAATTGTGTTTGAATTGTTTCAGAAGTTGCTTTACCTCCATCCATTGCAACGTTAAATGAAAAAAAGATATTTTGGTTTCTAATTCCAATGTCCACATTGAATCCAACACATTTGTTTGAAGTTGCATAGTCTTTTTTACCAACAAGGTTTTCAATTAAAGGATTGTCAGACGCTCTTCTTAAGTCAAAAGAATCATCCCTAAATCTTGAATTACCTTTCGGTAAATCTAAATGTGTTGATGGTTGACCAGCGTAAAAACAAACCATTTTAGGTCCCGATTTTCTATAATCAACATCCAAAAATGCTCCCCACATATTGTCAGCAAATTCTAACTTACCTTCAGGTTGTGGTATTGTTGTACCATCTACGTCTT